AAGCTGATTATGTAGCAATACAAAACTTCAAGGTTAAGGATTCATTCTCTTCAATTACTGGTAATAAAGGTAGTGCTGGACAATTAGTTATTGAGAATAATAGAATTAAAGTTGTTGCAACAGATGAAACAAAAAGATTATTCCACTCCTTTATGGGGCAAATTATTACACAGATAATTTAAACTAATTCAAAAAGCGATTTAAATATATCTTACAACAACAGAAGCTATTTTGTTTGGAATTGTAGAATATAGCAAAAATCCTGTGAACATAGAATCATCAATTTCATCATAGGTTGCATATTCAAGGTATCCATATGACTGTGATGGTATAACAGATACAATTATGGAGTTTTGTGGAATCCCTAATTTTGCTTTAAAGTTACCAATTCCTTTTTCGTAAAGAGTATAATTTCCACTCGTTGTTTGAAATGTCATCTTACTTTCCATATCGTTTGATGAAATTTTAAAAGTCTTAGTTTTGATTAGATTTTCCAATCTATTCACAATCGAATCTATTGACATATCTTTAAAATATTCAGATGAATTAACAATGCTAGATGTTGTTCTTATACATCTAAATAGCTTTCCAGTATTTTTATCTAAGTAATATTCTCCTATTCTTTTTTCTCCTGGATCTTGTATGAAGTTAGGATTAATTTGCCCTCCTGCAATAGCATTAAATTTATTATTTATCTCTGGCATTTTGCTTTCTAACTCTTTTTTTGAATTATTTCCAATTATACTTATTTCATTTGTTTTAGTATTTTTAAAATTTTCTATTTCTTCTTTTAATTGTTCTAGTCTTTTTCTAACTTGTTCTTGGGCTTTTTCATCAGCAGTTTCACTTATATTTTCTATAATCTCTTTAAACTTTTTGTTAAAATCATCAAGAGGTAAAGTTTCTATAACTCCATCTACATTCATATACCAAGTCGACGAAGGTTCTAATGGTGTTAGTATTTGCGTTTGATATTTACTATCAGTTTTTACTCCGACACTATTCAAATAACCTATTATATTATTTATATCATCTACGATTTTGTTTGTATGCTCTACAACCATACTTAACTCAGGGAATTTCTCTAAATATTTAGAAGCTTGTGCATTAAAAATCGATATTATTTGAAACTCAACTGCCTTATTATTAATATAATCATCGACTATCAATGTGTTTTTATTATCATTAGATACAGTTCTATAATTGCCTTTTGGAATAGGAATAAATGGACTTGTTTTTTCTCTATACAGAAAAACTGTATTTTCTAAGTCAATACCATTTATTTCATATCTTCCATTTCCTTTTTTAAATTCTCTTATAATTTTATGTAACTTACCTGTTTTAAAATCCATATTATCTCTATCTCCTTAAAAAAAGGCAAGAGGTTTATATCCCCTTACCCCTTTATTGATTAAACTTTAAATGTGAATTTTGTTATTTTTTCTGGTGCAATTACTACCACTCCAACAGATTTAGTTATTTGTAAATGCCAAGTTCTTCCATCTGTTGGCATAAATACCATATCTGTAGTTATAGAGTTTTCCCATTCTGCGAAACCAAATGTGTAACTTGGTATTATATAGAATGTTCCTTTTGCAACTTGTTCAGATATAATTATTTCAGCTCCAAAAAATGTTAGAGGAGTATCTCCTGTACCTCCACCAAATGCTGCTTGATAATCCCCATTTATAAAGATTTCAGATGAAGCAAGAACAGAATAGTCCTCTTCATTCATTACTATAGCTACACCTTTCTTTTGGTCAATACCATTTTTAGCCAATACATGTGCACTTCTAACTCTTTGAATTAATATTTTTATATTTTCTATATCATCAACTGTTTTTGCATTTTTACCTGCTGTTGCAAGAGTTCCAGCTGCTGCTATTGCTGTAATTATTTTTTCATCTTCTTTTTGTAAAACTGCATTTGTCATAGATGAAACTATTGGTGATTTTAAATCTAGTTTTGTCTTTAACATATCTGTTTCTGCTAACTTATCTTGAGATGAAATTTGTGCTATATTTGCTTGAAATTTATCAAAATCTCCGCCTTCTCCTGCGAAAGAGCCATCAAACATTGATGGAATTCCATCTTTTGCTGTTGCTTTCTTCTTTCTGTAAAATGTGTAAGATTCCCCACCTTTTGCATTTCCTCTTTCTGCCATTTTTTTCAATCCACTAGCTTTTAATGTGTCTTGTGCCATTAAAACTGAAGTTGCGAATTGTTGTTGTTTTGTGTTTGTTGTTGTTGACATTTAATACCTCCTATAAACCTAATGTTTCTTTAAAATATTTTTTATCTTCTTCTGTTCCAATTATTGCCATTAATTCTTTTACTTTCCCTTGAACATCTGCATTACCAATATTCGCTCTCAAGTATTCATTAAATTTATCAACTGCTTGATAACCTGTTAATCTAGATGTTCTACTTTCTCTTTCTGTTTTTGCTCCTACATTTGCTCCTGGAGTCATATTTTTAACAAGTGCATTTACTACTTTGAAAGCAATAGGGTTTGTCATTATTTCATCATAATATTTACCTAAATTGCTTTTATCAAGTGCTTGTCTTAATTGTGTTCCTGTATATTTATAACTTTGCTTTTCCTCCATTGTTAGAGAAGTATTTAACTCTTTCATAATACTATCTCTGTCTTTTGGAGTTTCTGATAAGTTTTCTTCCATCAAAAACTCAATTTGTGCCTGTGTAAAACCTTGCTCTTGATATCTCTTTGCATATTCTTCTATATAAGGTAAAGAACTTTCATCTATTCTTCCTTTGAATTTGGAAAAGTCATAACCAGCAATGTTATATTCTTCTGCAAACTGAATATCATCTACTGAAAAAGGTTTCTTTTCTTCCACTTTTTCCCCAGTACCATCATCATTTGTACTGTCATCTGGTGGTAAATTTTGATTCAAGTCATCTGTATTTGTTCCTTCTCCATTGCCTTCTGGTAAATTATCTAGTACATTATCTTCCATTAATTAGCCTCCTTTTCTTCGTTAAACTTTAAATCTGTCATTAATTTCATAATTGTGTTTCTCCGTTCAGGGTATACCCCTGACATTATATAAGCACTTTCTCTTTGTCTTTCCTCTTCAAGTAAACACTCTTCCAGCAATTTATATAAATCATTGTTATTGGCAAATTTGTTTAAAAGTATTTGATATTCTGTTCTGTGTTCTATTTTATGCTCCATTAAATACACCCATACCTTCTTTTATTTCATCTCCTATGCCTACATCTTGTCTTTTGCCTATTCCCTCTTGTATCATAGCCATTTGTTGCATTTGTTCTAGCTCATGTTGTTGTGCTATCAGCTGTTTAATTTCTTCTTTGCTATTTAGCACATCAAGTGGTACTCTCATTTTCTTACTTGCCCAGTCTATCAATTCATCTATTTTAAAAATAAATTGTCTTTGCGTCTCAGGAACAACTTGCGATAAAGTCATATAGAAATTTATTGTATTAATAACCTCATCACTTCCAGCATTACGAGTAAGTTCATTTACATATTGAATTTGTGAAATATTTATATAACTTTTGTTCTCTTCTGTATCTAGTAAGCCTTTGCTATCCATAATGTAATAAGCATTCATAAAAGTAGGCTCTAATAGTTCTGTATTTATAAGTTCGTAAGTTCCACTAAATTCTTTTCTAAACATTTCATGCCTTAAAGACATTTCGGTAGCAGATCTGTTTTTAGTATCAGATACATCTCCCAAAGGTTGAGCCATAAATGCTTCTCTTATCTTTTGCTCTGCTCTCTCTATGTCTTTTTCTATTGGCAATAGATTAGTTCCAACGTTAATTGGCTCTACTCCATATCTATCTCCACCTATTCCACTTCCAGCATAGTTTTTTGCTCCAGATTTTAAACTAACTTTATTTATTAAATCAATACTTCCATAAAAGTTTAATGGAGGGCTAACAATTTTTTCGGCATGTTTTTTTCTTTTTTCTTTTAAATCTTTCAATTCTTTGAATAAATCTAAGTTCTCTAAACCTATGCCAATTCCCCAAGGATTAGAACTATTTATTTTCCATCTAAACACTGTATAAGGGTTGTAATTTAATTCTCCTTCATACAAAATTTCTTCAAATGCTTCTGTAAAAAGTCCATGATAGTATTTATACGTACTTGTATCTTCGTCAAAAACTCCAATAACACACTCTATAATATTTATCTTTTCGTCAAGTTTTTCCTCATTTAAACCTTTTGGTGTCGCGATGGGTAAATGACCAAATAAATCGTTTATATCATTTAGATTTTTATCTACATATACTTTGAATATAATGTTAGGTTTTCCCAAATTATCCTCTAAAATATAGATATTGTCTAAGTTTTGATAAGCATAGGTAAAGCATTTAGTATTGTCTTTTAGTTCTATAATCTTTCTTATACCAGTCCCAACTTTTATACAGTCCAATAAAGATTTTGATGTTTCTGTATAATAGTTAGTATTATCATTGGTAAAATAAACTGTATCTGAATTATTTTCTAACACCTTATTTATTTCATTTTCTTGCGTTTCAGCAGTTGCTCCATCTACACCAGATACTTTTTTCAAAGCTTCTTGATTTACTTTTACTGTTGCCCATCTTCCAGATTTAGAAAAGATTGATGACATTATAAAGTTACACAAGAAGTTTTCGCTTTTTAAAATAACACTTTCTACACCTCTATTACTTTGCTTCTCTATCGTTCCACTATCTTTAATACTAAAATTTACATCGGTGTATTCATATACTTCATTGTATACTCCTCTTATGTCTTCTTTGTACTTTTTTGCATTATCATAGTAGAATTCTAATTTTTCTTTTGTTATTCCTAATATCATAAGTTACTCCTATAGCTTTCTTTTAAAAGCTTTTTTTAACTTGTCAATATCTTCATCATCTTCAGTTTTAAAATCATTTTTAAAATCATTCGTAGCATTAGAATAGTCTACAGTTGTTTTTGGCTGATTAAAATTTTGATTAACATTTGTCTTAGCAATAGTTCTTGTATCTTGTTCTAATCTTTGATTAAAATCACTTTCAGCTTTTCTCTTTTCTTCAGCTTCTCTTAGTAATTTAGCTTGTTCTTCTCTAGCTCTTCTTGCTTCGGCTTCAGCTCTATCAGCTTCTTCTTTTCTCCTTCTGTTTTCCTCAGCGATTTGCTTTGAAAATTGTTGTTCTTGTCTAAAAGCATCTTTTTTAGCTTGTTTTAACATTCTTTCTTGATTTCTTTGTGCAACTGATTTCCCTAATAATCCACCTGTTAAATTTCCTGCCAGTTTATTAGCACCTTTTCCAATTTTTTTTAATGCTCCACCAAAACCTCCACCACCCTTACAATAAATTTTTTGCTCATATTTCTCTTTTAAGTTCATGATATACCTCCAGTACTGAATATCTTTCATTTTTGTAATGTTTCGTTTTATATTTTTTTATTAAATGCTTATGAAAATTGTAAGCAGTTTTATTTTCTATAAAACACCACATGCTTATTTTTTTATAATGTTGTAATCTCTTGTCAAATAATTTCATTAATTCATAATAAGAATTTTTATCATATTTACTTTTATTAAGATTTATAATTCCAAAAAAACAATCATTATCATAATATGTAAAATCAATATAATATTTTTTATCTAATAAGTAAGCTGAATCAGGATAATTTATTTTTTCGCCTTCATCAAAATAGTATTTATAGTATTCTTTACTTCTTAAGTTATTAATTTTGCTTTCTATTACATTTATTTCATTATGATTAAGCTTTTTAATTCTCATAACTTCCCCAATCTAAGTCTTTTATATTTTTTTCATATACTTCTAAAAACATTCGCATACAATAATATTCAAGTGCATCACATGTATTACTTGCTGCAAGTCCTCTGCCATGAACTGGTACTCTTAGATTTTCCCCAGTAGAGTTATCTATTTTCCACTCATATGCTTTCATAAGTCTTACCATATCCCTAACACTAGTACAGTCTAAAAACTTAATTTTATGTTGTTCTATACTGTGTCTTGTAATCTCTATTGTCTTATTAACTTCATAAGCTCTTAATACTCTAACATCTCTAAAATGTTTGCTATATGCTTCTCTTCTGCTTGTTAAATAGTCAATAGCGTCTTGCCTATTTCTAGCGTCGTGAGGCAGTATAACCTCTACATCTTTTATATTATGTTCTTTCATAAATGCTTTTATGTACTCTATATAATGTATTGTTGCTTTATCTGTGTTAGCATAATGATGAATTATAGTATTATCCATTGTAAATACTAAGGCTGTACTATCATTTATCCCCAGGTCCTCACTAACATATAACTTTTTGTTAGATAAATTTATCTCTTTTATCCACTCTGCTTTTAATAAGCTTGCTGCATAAATAGCATTCTCATTCGCTACATCTGTATCACATAGATAGTCTTGTCTGAATTTGCTTTCACTCATAAGTTGCTTAGCTTTTTCTAGCTTTTCATCGCTCCAAACTGGGTTTCCTTTTTCGTCAACTGCTTCTTTATCTACTGCACTTAAAATGCTCTTAAACCAAATTTTTAAGTTTTCAACACTCTCTAATATTTCATTAAAATAACTAGCAAATCTTGGAGTGCTTACAAGTATGATTTTACCGTTAACATTCATTACTGACGGGATTAAATATAGCAATATATCTCTGTTCTTTATAGTTGCCATTTCTGATATAACTAATATATCTAAGTTACCACCAATTTTGGTATCTGCATTTTGAGCATCTACAAAGTAAATGATAGATCCATTTTTAAATCTTAAAGAGTTATCAGAGTGATACAATTTCCCAGATTTTTCTGGTAGTAATAGACATTCTTTATTAATAACTTCCTCGATTATCCTTTTTCTATCATTTGTGAAGCCTTCTAATATCATCATTTTCCCTTGTTTCATTGTGGGAAACATATAGTAAACAATGGTATTAGGCTTATTCAAACATTCTTCACAAGCTAAACTAAAAGCAAGTAAATCTTTACCTAGCCGTCTAGCCCAGCAAATTATGAAAAAGTTATATAATCTAGACTTGAATGTATCTATAATATTCTTTTGATAATCTCTAGCTTTAAATACAAAAAATTTTAATCTTTCTTTTTTTCTTCTCTCTAATTCTTTTTTAAAGAAGTTATATACTTTATTCATTTTTATCAACTTCTTTTGATTTTTCTATTATTTGTAAAATTTTCTCTATGTCATCATCTGTTAAGTTAGAGAGTTCTTCAGATATAATATTTAATCTATTATCTTTATACTTAGCTTTTTCTAGCTCAAATCTTTCAAGTCTTTCTAATCTATTGAGCTCAAGTATTTCTTGTTCTGTTAATTCATTTTGTTTTAAAGTGTCTTGTAACTCTTTAGATATTCCAAATGCTTTTAGCTTTTTCCAAATTTCTTCTTTTGCTTCAGTATTTATATAAAATCTATCTTCTTTATTTTGTGCTATCTCTTTGCTGTATTTCTCTCTTAAAGATTTTAAATAATCTAGTTGCTTAACTTGTAATTTCTCTTTACTGCTTAATCTTTTAACAATATCTATTGTTGTGTTACTTTGTGTAGCAGCTTCTTTTAAACTTGCTCCCGTCTCAATTAAAACTTTTGCTTTCTCTTTTCGTTTCTTTTTTTCGCTTTCGCTTTCGTTTTTAATTTCGCTTTCGCTTTTGATTAAATCTTTTTCATATTCTTTTCTATAAAGCTGTACACTTCTTACACTTATATTTAATGTTGCTGCTATTTCTTTGTTATCTTTCTTTTCTATTATTAGTTTATAAACTTCTTGTCTTGTACTCACATCTTTCAGCACCTCCAAGCAGAAAAAATAAAAAAATGGGACACATAAAAAGTTGCTTATATTTCTATAAACTTCTTCTTATATATCCCATCTACTTTAATTAAATTTTGATTGTAAGATATCTTTTATTTATTTTAAAAAAAATTTTATACTTTTTTCTATTGATATTATTGGACTTTTCGAGTTCTACAAAAATATTAAAAAAATATTTAAAAAAAAGTATTGACATAGGTTTAAAACTATGTTATTATAAAAGTACCTCAAAGGAAGGAGGTGATAAAATGAAAATCCAATTTATAATTGTAATTGGTTCTTGGTCGTTCTCGATTACAATTACTAAAAAAGATAAGTAATTTATCCCCCTCTCCCAGAGGGGTAAAACTAAGAGTGATAAACTCTAAGCCTTGACACTTAGATTATATCACTTCTTAATAAAAAAATCAAGTAAAATCAAGGAGTGATGAAGATGTTAAAAGAATTAATGAACCACAATGAACTAGGAGTAAAATTTTACAGAGATGAAAACACAGTAATCTTTGTAGAAGATGAAAAAATAGGAGTTATCTTAAAGTTATCTGTCTATGAAAATATATTTATATTCCATAGACAAGAAAATGATGTCGAAGCTATTAAAAGACAAATAGAAATAGCTAGACATTATGATGAAGTAATGGCTGGGACTTGGAGACCAGCAACTGAAAGAAAATTTAAAAGAATAAGATAGAGGGGTAAAAAGCCCCTCACAAATTAAGGAGGAAAGATGGAAGAAAAAAAAAGAAAAGGTTATAAAACTAAAGAGGGACAAAAAGAAGCTGATAAAAGATACCTTGAAAAACACCCAGAAGCTAAGGAAAAGAAAAAAATATCTGCTATGAAAAGCAATGCAAAAAGATTCATAAAAGAATTTGCTAAAATAGAAGATTTAGAAGAACTTGAAAATTTAATAAAAAATAAAAAGATGGAGGTTTTGAAAATGAAAGAATTAAAAAAAATTTACAAAGAATGGAGAGAATTAACAGAAGGACTTATGGAAGATTATCCAAAAACTTCTATCGATTGTGGAGAAAGTGGAGTTAGAGAAGATTTTAGCAACTATGCAGAACTTCAAGAAATCATTTCTTTTGAAAAAATGTTAGAATTAGAAAAAGAATATAATAAAAATAATTAATACAAAAATAAAAAGATGAGTTTTTAATGCTCATCTTTTTCATTTTCCTTGATTTCATCTAAAATCTTTTTAATTTCTTCATTTTCATATCTTTTATTTTTAGAAAATATTTGGATCTTGCCCTCTTTTATTTTTATTCTGTATTCTCCATCTCCTAATTTTTTTATTAAAAATGGAATATGTTTAACTTTTGCTAAACTCATTCTTGTAACTCCTCCACTTCTATCACAAAATAATCTCTATCACAGCCTAATTTCTTAGTTGATTTTAGTTCATAGATAAAACTATCATCTGTATAAAGAAAGCCGTTAAAACTATCTAATATAGCTTTAAAATAATTATCTATATCTTTTTTACGGTTATCTTTGAAATATAATTCTATATTTACTTTTATTTTTCCTGTAAATGTTATATACTTCTTAGATTTAATATACCATTGTACAGATTCTCTAAACTCTCTACCTTTTTTATTAAGTCTTAAACCTTTTCCATCTTTATTTATAGACCAATGGTCATTTACAGAATCAGGCTTGTATGGAAT